TATCTATCGCAATCTATAAGAGGAGATGAGCGTGTAAGTAATAGTATTACTGTTCAACTTCTGAAAACAAATTATATATCTGGGGTAACTAAATTTACAGCTAAGTCATTAAGACTTGGAGTAACTATAGACCCTGTATTTTTAATAAGAAATTTAATGAAGGATGCGTTATTAGCTTCAACATATTCAAAAATTTATGCTCTACCTCTCTATCATACCTATGTCGGATTAGATGCTATGATATCCCATTTTCGGAAAAAGAAAACTGATAGAGCATTACAGTACGTCCAATATCTTCAATTAGGTGGTCCTATGTCTATCTTTAGTGGAGATACGCCTTATTTCAGAAACAATATGTTACACGAAATCATGTCAAGACCTATTGAAAATCAAGCAATAATCGGAAATGAATATATAAAAATACAGCAAGAATCGGTTTTAGGGATGAGTAGAGCATTAAAAAATATAAAACGAAAACTAGTACATGTCCAAGAACTCTCAGAAAGTCCTGGTCGTGTAGGTGAATATATCCTTACCCTAGAAAGATTAAAAAAGAAACGTCCTGATATGACTTATAAACAGATGATAGATAGAAGTTTGTTTGAATCAAGACATCTGATGGATTTTACCCAATCAGGGTTAGTAGGACAGGCAGTAAACCAACATTCGGCTTTCTTCAATGCTTCACTCAGGGGAACTGCCAAGATAGGTGAAGCATGGTTTTCTTCCTGGAGAAAGACAGGAAAAACTTTCCTCTATACAGCTACTACATTAATCATACCTTCTTTCCTTAATTGGCATAGAAATCGTAATGATCCTGCATATAAGGCAGAGAAACAATGGAAAAAAGATATGTTTTGGTTATATGCGATAAGAGATGAAAATGGAAAGACCATATATTTTGTACCAATACCTAAACCATGGGAACCAGGTCTAATTTTTGCAACAGGAACTGAGCGTTTTTTAGACTGGTATTACGCTGAAGATCAAGAAACTCTTGATGAATGGATTTGGGAGGTCGTCTGGACATATGTTAGAAATACTTTACCCAGAGTTCTAGGATTTGGTGCTGCTCCTCTACAAGTATTCGCTAATTGGAATATAAGTACCAACATGCCTCTTTTCTCAGGGGGTATGGAGGGTGGTTCTCCTTATATGAAGTACAACAGCAATACAACTGCTTTAGCCAGGGTAATATCTGAAGGTATCGAATCTTTAAGGCCTGCTCTTGAAGTATTAAAATTAGAATTTTTAATAAATGACATGACTAGCCCTATAGCACTAGACTTTTATGCTAGCAATGCTTTTGGTCCTGCTTGGCAGAAAATGCTTGAATATGTAGAATTAGCATTACAAAAAGCTGGTATAATCATAGATGTTCCTGGTCCAAAGTATTCTAACTGGGTGGATGAGTTTATGGATACTCAACTTGTAAGGGCATTTATTATAACTACTAAGCATATTCCAAAGGGGGGTCAGCCTATGACAGATATGCACGAATCATATAAAAAATACTCAAGGATATATATAGATTATAAAAATGCTGAAAAAATGGATAATAAAAAATTGATGGAAAAAATAGAAAAAAAACCTAATTTTGAGATGGCTAAAGAACTTGATGCTTTCATGACATCAAATATATGGCCACTATATGCAGCCATTAAAAAAATTGAATTTTTACCAGAATCCGAGCTGTCTGGTGCTTCAAAAAGACAACAACTAGACCTCTTGCTAGAGGATTTATTGGACCTTGCAATTACGTTTAACCTTATAGTAAAAACTCATGAAAATCCAAAAGAAAATCCAAAAGAATCCTTCAAAATTTTTGAATGACGAATTGGAAGATTATAAATTTAATGATACAATAATGAGGAATATATTATGACAATATCGACAACAACTATTAAAAATAGCTATTCAGGAGATGCTAGCACAACAGTCTTTGCCTATACCTTTAAAATATCAGATGATGATGATATTCAGGTAATAATACGTTCATCTGCTGGAGTAGAGACTGTTAAAACTAAGACTACTCACTATACAGTAAGTGGTGTAGGTGTAACTACAGGTGGAAATGTTACTATGGAAACAGCTCCTGCTTCTGGCGAAACTCTAGTATTAAGACGTTCCACTACTCAGACACAAGCTGTGGATTTAGTAGAAAATGATCCATTTACAGCGAATAGTGTAGAAGGTGCATTTGATAAAAACTTATCTATAGCACAAGAATTACAAGAAGAAGTCGATAGGTCTATTAAACTTTCAAGGACTAATACCATCACATCTAGTGAGTTTACCGATAGTGCTACAGATAGGGCCAGTAAGACGCTAGGGTTCGATTCATCTGGTGATTTAACAGTCGTAGCAGATTTTCTACCAGCTGGTGGAGATAGTGCTTTATTCCAATATTCAACGACTACGACTGATGCAGACCCAGGTGCAGGATATGTCCGTCTTAATCATGCTACTATCGCATCAGCGACAATCATATATGTAGATGATTTAGAATATAATGGTACAGATGTATCAGCATGGGTGCAGTCTTTTGATGATGTATCGGCAAACCCTACTAACAGAGGTAGGATAAAAATAGTAAAAGCTGGTGTTTTAAACATATGGCACGTCTTTAAGATAACTGCAGCTGTTACAGATGCTTCAGGATATACAAAATTAACAGTCAGTTATGTAGATGGTTCTGGTGCTTTAGCAGCAGATGACAAGATATGGATACAGTTTACTGCTACTGGTGAAGATGGAGTATCGCCAGGTTATTTTTACAAATTTGATACAGGCACAAGTGATACAGACCCAGGAGCTGGAGATATATCATTTAACAATGGTACTTATTCAAGTGTTACAGAAATATATATAGATGATGCTGACCAACATGGAGTGACCACACAAGCAGATACCATCACATGGGATGACAGTACAGCAGGAACAAGAGGATTTTTACAAATCGTTGACATCAACGATAAGACTACTTATGCAAAATTTAAGATTTCAGGTTCTTCGACAGACGCATCTGGATATAATAAACTAACTGTTACTCATATAGTATCAAATAATACGTTCTCAGCTTCGGATGATCTATCAGTACACTTTACTGCTTCTGGAAATGATGGTGCGATTCCAGGATATGCTTACAATTTTGATACATCTACTACAGATGCTGATCCTGGAAGTGGAGATATACGATTCAATAATGGTACTTATAGTAGTGTTACTGCGATTTATATCGATGATGCAGATGCTAATGGAGTAACAACTTCAACAGATGTTTTGGCATGGGATGATAGTTCTGCCAATACAAGAGGATATTTGCACATAGTAGATACAAATGACCCTACTACATATGCAAGATTTTCAGTAACGGCTGATTCTACTGACGCATCTGGGTATAACAAGTTAGCTGTTACTTATATAGCTTCAAATAACACCTTCTCAGCAGCAGATAACTTATCCGTTCATTTTACGAGAACGGGTGATGATGGTGCTATATCTGGATATGCTTATACATTTGACACAGGCACATCAGATGCAGATCCTGGAGCAGGTGAGATTAGTTTTAATAACGGAACATACGCATCAGCAACAGCAATCTATATAGATGATGTAGATGCTAATGGTGCTACAACTCAAGCTGATACGATAACTTGGGATGATTCCACATCAACGATTAAAGGTTATTTACATATCGTTGATACTAATGACCCTACGACTTACGCAAGATTCTCTGTAACAGGTTCTTCAACCGATGCTAGTGGATATAATAAATTAGTAGTTACACATTTGGTTTCTAATAATACTTTTTCTGCAGCTGACAATCTATCAGTACATTTTACACGACAAGGTGATAAGGGTACTACAGGTTCAACTGGCTCGACAGGCTCGACTGGCTCGACAGGTTCAACAGGTTCTACTGGTTCAACTGGTACAGCAGGAACTAACTCACAATTATCAATGACATGGAATAGTTCGACTTCTGATGCTGACCCTGGAGCAGGTAAAATTGCATTTAATAATGGAACATTGGCTAGTGTATCAATTCTATATGTAGATGATGCAGATGATGCAAGTGCAGATATCTCTGGTTATGTGCAAAGTTGGGATGATGTATCTAACTCTGTATCTAGAGGTATTGTAACAATAACTAAAGAAGGAACTGCAGGTAGTTACGCAATATATAAAATAAGTGGTGGAGTTACAGATGCAACTGGATATACGAAAGTGCCAGTAACACATGTTGTAAGTTCTGGTAGTTTTTCAAATACTGATGGAGTAGGAGTTCATTTTAGTTATAGTGGAGCAGATGCAGGAAGTACAGATTTAGTAAATGATGCCACACCACAACTTGGTGGAGACTTGGACTTAAATAGTAGAAGTATAGATTTTCCTACTACAGCTAATATTTCAGATTGTAAGGATGAAGATAATATGGCAAGCAATAGTGCTACCATGTTAGCGACCCAACAATCCATTAAAGCATATACAGATACCAAGACCAGTAATGCAAACTACAATGGATTAATCAATGGAGATTTTACAGCATGGCAAAGAGCTACAAGTTTTACAAGTACCAATAGTTATAATAATGATAATTCTTATACGGCAGATAGATGGCTACTTGTATCAGCTGGAAATGATATTGTAGATGTAACACGTCAAGCTGGTGATACAGATACTTCTCTTTATTCTCTTGCATTGGAGGTTGAAACAATAGATTTAAAATTTGGTATAGTACAGATTATAGAACAAAAAAATTGTGGTTCTCTTGGAGAGATACCTACTGCTACTGTAAGCCTATCTTTTAAGGCAAAAGTATCTGGTAGTGGTAAACTGGATAATATTAAAGCAGCTGTGATTTCATGGGATGGTTCAGCAGATAGTGTAACGAGTGATATTGTAAGTGCATGGGATAGTGAAGGTACAAACCCAGTATTAAAGAGTAATTTAACTTACGAAAATACTCCAGCAAATCTAAATGTAACAACATCATGGGTTAGATACAAGATAGAAAATATATCTGTTGATACTGCTGGTACTAATAATCTCATTGTGTTTATATGGAGTGATGTGGCTGATACCGATTTAGATGATAAATTATATATTACAGATGTCCAGTTAGAACCTGGAGATACTGCAAATGATTTCAAACGAGAACATGTAGGTACGACATTAATGAACTGTCAGAGATATTGGCAATCACCTGGCCATGTTCCTGGTACAGCTTATTTTGCTGCAGGAGTGGTGTTTGGACATACTTGGACTTGTGAAATGAGAGTTAATCCAACTTGTGCATATGCCTATCCTTACAGACATGATACAGCTAATGCAATATATAGAATAGATAATGGGGTAACGCAAACGATAACATGGGTAGTAATACATGCAGATACCATGGGTATGAATTATGGATATGGTTGGTCGCCAAGTTCTTGGGCAAATGCTCCTGGCTATGGTTTTAATATTCATGTGGTGGCAGATGCAGAATTATAGGAGGATATTATGAGTTATACATTACCCTTCTTAAAAGAAGGATATCATCATGAACCAGTGAATGACAATATAATTAAAGAAACTGATTCTAGTAGGGCAGATTTTGGGCATATCATGGTTAAAAGAAATAAAGATGGAGCAATTATTCCATTTGACCCTCTGAATAGAGATTATAGAGAATATTTAGAATGGGTTGAGGAAGAGAATATTCCCCAACAAGACCGTGACCCAGAGGAAAACAATGAGTGATGTAATTAAAATGCAAGATAAAGATGGTAATACAGCAGAGTGATGTTTAAAAACATCTTATTAACAGTTATTGCCATGACCATTACTGTTAGTGTGATGATTTTATGGGCTTTACTTTCTTATATGAGACTCAAATAATATAATCTTTTTCGTTGACTATACATTCATAACCTTTCTTTTTATTAGGGATAAAAATATGTTGTTGGACACTAAATAGTCCACCTGACTTTTCATAGACTATCGTTATTCCTTTTTGTGTATTGTCAAAAGCTGAATAAAGGCCAGTCGGCATCTGGGATAGATCACACAAGCAACCATTTGCCCAAGCTCCAAGTAGAGACGAGTCTAACTGTGTGGAAAGTGTCATATCGAATCTGTGGTGATGCCCGAAAATTATAGAACGATTATAGTGTTTGAGTTGTAAATTAGCGATGTGCTGAGGTTGACCCATACTTCTTTTTTCGTGACCATGCACAAAATACAATTTTTTATTTAAGGTGAACGGAGTCTCTACGAACTTGATATTGAATTTTTTTAAATCAAACAATTGCCACAAAGAAAGTTTATTGTAGAGCATAGGACTCATCGCTTGGAGTTTTGTCAACACCATCTTTTGTAATCTTTCCTCATGGTTTCCTCTAAAGAAATACATCGGAGTATTTTTTGCTATCTTTCTTAATTCGTTTAACCATTCTTGAGCTTGTGATAATTCATTGTCTATACTCGATTTTAACAAGTCAGTAGGAAAGGACGAAAACGGATAAAAATCTACTAGGTCTCCACCGATGATTATATTATCAAGCTCTGTCAATCTATAGTCTTTGATTATTTCCATAGCCAGAGACAATGCTTTTTTGTCCTCGTAAGGGATATGCAAGTCCGATATGAAAATCGTCCTAATGTGATTCTGATTTTTTGCTGTCATTTATTCTTCTAATCTCTTTCCAATAATAATGCTCTGCTAAATCTTCAAAACTTAATGACATGGGTTCTAAATGACTCTTAATCGTTGTGTCTTTTTTATAGGTTTTCTGTATGTATAGATTCAGCTTTAAGAAATTATCGTAGAGTTCTACGAAAGAGCCTTCTACTTGGTCTTCAGTCATGTTCTTCTCCCCTGAAATATTTATTTATAAATTTTAATGCGTTCCCTGTCTTGACATCATTTGGAGTAAATCTTAATAGCTTCCAATCTAAAAAAGTAGCTTCATTGTATTTCTCCATGTCTTTTACAAACCCAGAACCTCTTGTGTGCCTACCCATGATCCACACAGCTCCCTCGATTTCAATAGCTAATCTTTCTTTTAAAAAAGCTAAGTCAAATCTCCATCTTCTTACGTGGTGGAATTTATGTTCTCTTACAGGAACAGGTAAAGGCTCTCTATACCAATTGCTATCTACTATAGAATTGTCATCCAATATCTGAGTCAGTAGGATATCTGCCCAGTCTACTTTCGGTTTCTTGTTTGAAACGGACTGGACTGCACGTCTAGCCATCTTTCAAATCCCCTAGCTCTGCGTTCAGCTATTTTATTAGCATCGACTTGTGCATCTGCCATTTTGTCTAAAGAAGCAGAAATAGCCCTTGTTAATTCTAGGTTAGCTCCGTTTCCATTTCTTGTTTTTCCGTTTTTATTCATCATATAGATGATAGCAAGGACACCTAACAAAGGTGCTTGATTAAATAATGATAAAATAAGTTCAGCTTCCATCCAATAAGTCTCTTAATAAGGAATTTTGCTCTTGACATCTGCGAAAATCAATTACAGATATCTCTGCATCTTCCTTGCTTAGACATAAGTATTGCAAATTATCAGGAGAATTACAATTGACAAACTCAATATTTGTATATGTAAGTTTTTTTGGAAGTTCCCTTTTAGAATGGGTTAAATTAGAGCATGAAATAAGGAATATTGCTATTAAAACAGTATAAACATATGCTTTTATGCTGAAAGGTGGCTTATGATGCTTTAAAATGCGTCTAAGAGGATTTATCACTATTTCCTCACCAATAAGAATGGAATGGGCTAAAGTTTATTAGAAACACCAATGCAAGTGAGATTAATCCTAATAAATACAATTTAAAATATCTCATCCGTTTCTTATCTTGTTCAGCTCCGTTATAAAGTTATCCGATTCTTTATTCTTCAACCTGTGTTTCCAATCATCTATTTTCTGCTGAGTTTTTTTCTCGTGTTTTAGGATTATGATCTTATCTTTCATGTTACGGACTTGCTTTTCTAATCTTTGCACTTTTCTCTTTTGGAGAAACCCCATTAATAGAGCAAGTCCTTTACTCAATAAATCAGAAATTATATTACTTATCAATTTAGCCCACATCTCTCAACTCCAAAGTAATATCTTTTTGTGTGAGTCCTAAATCCTCAAAATATTTATCTGCTTCAAGTCTTGCTTCGTCAATATCCGTAGTGATAATGCTATTTGTATCTATAACCTTCTTGTTTTCATGGTCATAAATAATAAGTTGAAATCTCATTTTCCCTCGTTTAAAAACATAGCTATTAAACCTGCAACACCAGCTACAGCAGTTGATATAACAGTCCAGCTTTCATTAGAGACACCAATGGCGAGCATTAGACCAGCAAGACCAGCATAAGTGGAAGGTTCTTTTAGTAACTTCACTAATTTAATCATATACGCACTCTCCTTTTATAAATTTATTATACTTTATTCTTTGATAAATGGTCGAATAATAATTCAAGTTGTTTTTGAATGACGTTTTTAATTTTTTCTTCTGTGTCTTTGATTAATTGTTCATCAGCTAATTTACAAGATGGGTTTAGGTGTCTTCCACAATTACTCGCCATGACTTTGATAATTTCTTTTGCTAAGTCTTCAACATATTTTGTTATCATCATTCTTCCTCATAAGCTGTGTAGACTGTTTTGATATCATCTTTTTGATTATCTTGAGGTCGTTTTCCATCCATGAAATCTTGTCCATGTTTATAACCTAAATAATATGAGACTTTAATAATTTCTTCGAGACTAGCTGACTTAGTATTAGACATATCCTTAGTTACAGGAAGTTTTTTTGCATTGTTAAAAACAAAATTAAGGTAGGTCTGCAAAGAAGAATAATCTTTTAGGTGGACAATAAGTTTTAATTTATCACTTGATATGGTTGTAAAAAAGTTTCTCATCAGTTAGAATCTCCTTTCGTAGATTGAGTTTTGCTAAACATTGGTTTGGTAACGAAGAAAGCTAAGAGATTAGCACTAGAACTCAATCTCGGCTTACTTAAAATTTTACACCTCCCAAATAATAATCACAAAATTTATTAACATTGCAATAATGTTGGCATCTTATATCTTCCCCTTTTCTTAAAACAATCTTATACCCCTTTGTCAAATCGTTATCATTGAGATATTGTTTTACTTGTTCCTTTGTATCTAATAAACGGAGAGCATTTTTTCTACCATCTTTATAGATGGCATATTTATTATCTGTTGCCCATCTTTCCTTAGCTGTGCATAAAGGCAATGCTCCAGTTTCTGCATCCTGATGAGCTTTAATCCTAGCAGTTATAAAATCACTTTGTTCTTGCTCACTCCATTTTCTTATAGGGATCATCATGACCTGTTGTTTAGGATAGTTGTCGGACTTTTGAACTTGCCTTATAGACCAATCTCGCATGATGCCCATAACGGCTAATGATTTTGGTTGTACCCTTTTTTTATATATTTTTAATTCATCTGGGTTATGTCGGCAAAGAAAGTCTAAGACGTTTAATTGTTGTTCCCATTCAGGCTTCCCTTTCCCCATTGCATCAACAACTGACCAAGCAGATGTAACTTTAAAATCTATCAAAGCACCTTTACTTAATAAATCGAACTGTCCACTTAATGTCCATCCATTAGTTTCCTTGCCTTTGTAAAATAATCTTTTCTCGGCTAGGTCTTTTCTAGTCTTTGCTCGTTCTATCATGTAATGGACTGAACTTCCGATTAAGGCAAAAATCTTGTCAGCAACATCTTCTTCTATTTCGTCTTGATGTTGTTTCTCTAACACCCTTATTCTAGGAGGAGATATTAAACGAGTAGTGCTAATATCGCTACCCTTGCTACTGTAGGGATCGTTGGCTACTGCATTTACAATAGCTTCTGGTAAATTAGATTTGTTAGTTAATCTCATATTAGAATGGTATTGATTCATCTCCTAATTCGGCACTATTCCCGTCTCCCATATCCACAGTCGAACCCTCTAGTTCTTTGCAACGTAAGATGATTTTTCTGATACCTTCTGACAGTTGATTAAAGACTTCACGATTGCCCTGTTGATAATCTTCTATCGAAAAGAAAACATCTTCGTTGTACTGCTTCGGTAGTTCTTCTTTTGTAGCTAAAGGTAATACGTTGACCACTTTTGATTTTCCATTATTGCCCTCAATAATATTAAGAGTACATGGAATACCTAGTATGTTTATCAAGTCGAAACCTTTCTTCTCTTGCTCTGTAAATGCTCTACCTCTCCAAGATGACAAGTCAGCACCCATATTAGACTTCTCATGGAGAGATAGAGTATAAAACTTTGAGATGGTCATGGGTTCGTCATTATTTAATTCATCTGGAACTTCCCATATAATAAGAACTTGTTCCTTGTATGATATTTCTCCAGAAAATTCTTGTTTCTGTGTACCCAAGCCTATAACTTTGATACATCTTGCGTTGTGCATCCCGATAGGAACTTGTGGATACCCCGTATTTCCCTCAGATGCTGTTACTACTAATGTTGTCATATTTTTCTCCTCTAAATAAAAAGTTGATTTCTAGCATTAACTTTACTTAATGGTTCTAGTTTGTCAAATATAAATTGATATTAGTTAATTTTTGGTTACTCTTTCTGTATGGATAACATTATAGAACCACAAACAAAGTACCAATTAGCTATTGAAAGAAAGAATGAGATAGTCGGGAAGTATGGAGGTAGA